GATTACATTAAGTTAGATACTTTAACTCGTCTGTAATATCTGTTGCTGTTAGCAGAACCAGCGTCATTTACTGCTGTTACAGCACCTGAAGCAGCGCCTGTCTCAGCAAATGGGTTAGCAACAAGACCGTAACGTGTCTTAAAGCCAATCTTAGGCTGGAAAGTATCCTGACCAACGGCTCTTACCATTTGTAGTGGTACATATGGGCAGTAGAATAAACCACTGTCATAAGGTGAAGTACCTTTGTAACCAACTACGAAATACTGAGAAGCAGTATTGTTAGCAGAGTATGGGTCAATGTATACTTTGTATCTACCGTTTAGAACACCAGCAAATGTGTTGCCTGTGTCATCAACATTTAGATTATTGTTTAAAGCAGGTGTGTAATCTAATACACCAGCCATTTGTAGAGCAGAAGCAACGTCTGATGAACAGATGATGATGTTTCCTTTACCTCTACGTGTTCTTTGAGCGATAGCGTTAGCTTCTCTTTCAACTTGGAACATGAGACCTTTAAATCTCTCAACTGACCAACGACATTTGAATCTGTGTCTAAGTCAAAGATTCCTTCGGTTGTTGTGTTGACTGTACCTGTGTTAGCAGAAGCACCTTTTTCAGCATTGATGTAGATAGTTCTTACTACTTCTCTGTTGATTTCAGCAAGAATTTCAGCAGATAGAATGTTAGCAAGTTCTGTCTCAGCATCTAAACCGTGGATTGCTTTTAAGTCTTGAGCAAGTTCCATTGTGTATTCAGCTTTTAATGCTCTGCTTCTAGCAGTCACAGTCGATTTCTCAATTGAGAATGCCATTTCAGCAAAAGCGTTGTTAGATGAATCACCTAGAGCTTCAGCAGTAGCTGTAGTCATCGCCTCACCTTTTGTGTAAGTACCAGCAGGTGAATCGTTTAAGACTGATGGATTAGTGCCTGATTGACCGCCAGCAGTTTGACCTGATGTTGAATCACCAGCAGCATTTCTAGCTGAGAAGTCTGTATCTGCTTCATCAAATAGAGCTTCGTTGCCTGTTTGTGAAGTGTAACGGCTTCTCATAGCAAAGATAAGACCAGTAGGTCCTGTCATTGGCTGAACGCCACAGATGTCATAAGCGATAAGATTAGGCATCGCTCTTCTAACTAATGAAATTAGGATTGGATCCCAATTAGAGATAGAAGCGCCTGTTGAGTTTGTTGGAGCAGCTTCAGCGATGAAAGCAGCATCCTCTTTTTGTGCTCTTTCTTGGTTTTCCAAGATAACACTAGTAACGGCACGTCTGTAAGAATCACTGATTTTTGGTAAATCAGGATGCTCTAGGACTGGCTGCCATTTGTTTTCGTAAGTTTCAGATAAGTACATATCTTTTCTTCTCTCCTCTATTATTTTGACAACTTAATGTCTTTTGTTTTTGTAATAGCGGCGGTATAAGCAGCCATAGCATCGCTCAAATCCACATTCTGTGTATCTGAACCTACCGCTACATCATCAATATCATTGGAAGACGTTGCTTCTTTTTTTACACCAAAGTATGCCTCTTTAATAGTAGATACTTTAGTTTTAAAATCTTCTTCACTTGAATACTCAACTTCTTCAGCAAGTTTGTTGAACTTCTCTTTTGCTGTATCGGCTAAATCAGCAGACGCCTCATCAATGATGTCTTGTCTTTTTAAATCGCCGTTAGCTTTGTTTAGCTCAACATTCTTTTCGATTTGTTCGTTAAGTTTATTTTCAAGTTCTTCGATTTTTGAAGCTTGATCCTCGAGCACATTATATTTTTCATCTGGAACATCAATGTAGTGATCCTCAAATAGTTTTTTAAGACCACTGATAAAGTCCTCAGCAATTTCTCCTTTAATGCCTCTTTCGACAGCAAGAGAGTTTTCTTTCATCCATTCTTCAACTACGTAAGACAGATAAGAATCTACTTTCTCAACTAATTCGGCTTTAGCATTTTCGGAATCTTCTTTAAGCTTTTGTTCGTAGCTAGCGTTCATCTTTTTCTTCATTTCTGAAACTTTTGATTTCAGAGCAGCTTCAAAGATTGTAGCAGCCTTCGACTTAAATTCTTCAGATAGTCCTTCGTCAGCAGTTAAAGCCTCAACGTCAGCTGAAACATCAATAGTTTCATCTTCTTCGTTTACTACTTCTTCTTGGACTTCTTCGGAACCTTCTAAATCAGTTTCTTCTACCTTTTCACTTTGACCAGGATGAGATACTTTTGTTACACCTGCTTCAGTGTCAGGTCTTCCAGAAACATCACCATCTTCGGCCTTAGCGTTTACTTGGTCAGAAACTTTTTTAGTTTTCTTTGTGGCATCAGGATTGCTGTCTGTAGGTTTAACTACAGGAGCACCTAAATCTTCTGCCTCATTTGATAAATGAGTAGATTCAGGAGCAACAGCATTCTTCTTAGGAGCATCTGCCATAGCATTCGCTTCAGCAACAGCTTCCTGTTCCAACGCCTCAATTTTGGTTTCTGTTTCGGCCATTAGAAATCTCCTTTAATAACTAGTTA